GGCCACCCATGTAGGTGGCCATCAGGTGCGTGTCCTACAAACGAAATAAAGGTACTCCCCCTTCCGTATTCGCTAGACTCCAAGAATGTGCGCAGTTACGCACTGAGGGCTAGCGATTGGTTGGAGGGCCTTAGTAGTTTGAAGAGACACGGCTGGTACGACGTGCAAGCTAGGAGCTCGCCGTCGTCACCAGTTAATGCGCGCCTTGGGTCCAGTAGGACCCGTAGCAATGGAGAAACGAGATGACCATCGAAGCCAAAACGACCGTATACTCTGCCCCTTTCCCAGCCTCGTTCCGTTCAAATGACGGCACGTGTGCGAAGGAATGGGCAGTGGTGAGGTCGTCCGGATCGGTGACAACTCGCAAGATCGCACGTGAAAGCCGGGTTAAGCCGAATGATCTTCTGCGAAACCTGACTGCGCGTGAGACCCAAAGTGTCGTACGAACCAAGAATCTTGTGTACCAACGCAAGGTTACTGGTTCCGTCGTCTGCGGGGGGGTATCGAAGGTCGGTGTAACCACCACCTATGAAACGACCGGTGTTCGGTCCGCTACCCTGATCTATCCAACGGCAGACTGGGCGCAAGCCCTACGTCTCAAGCTACTTAACCTGCAATACTCCTGGGCTGAGACCATCGGCGAGTGGCGCGAAAGCGTCACGATGCTAGAAGGTGGGGCCAATGTCGTCAAGCGCGCCTTCTCCGAAGCTCGAAAGGTGTTCAAGTCTAGAAGGAAGTGGAAATCCGTTATACGAGCCATGAAAAAGCTCGTACCGGACACCTCCCCTGGACGCACCAAGAAAAGCTGGGAAGACGTGTTTGCGTGTCATCTGGCGATCACCTACGGCATCACTCCGATAATCAGTACGATCGAGGACGCACTATCACAGGACATTATGTCCAGGGCGATGAGAGTACAGGTCACCATTAAAACGGAGGCCCATGCTTCAGTCGTTGATAGCCTCGGTCCGTACGAAGCCACTGGGGCGAAGTCACTGCGTGCCGTTGCTTACGTCTGGCTTAGGCCGGATACGGGCAACTACACGTCAGGAAACCTCGCGGAGTCAATCTGGGCAGGAACCGGTTTATCATTCGTGGTGGACTGGTTCATAAACGTTGGGGCCTATTTGCAAAGCCTCAACAGCCTAGACTTCATCCAGGAAGTGCGTGGAACACTCACCACGTTAGAAGAAAAAGAGTACAAGGACTATGGGCAACATGTCAATGGGTTAATAGAGCCTGGGATTGTTCGCAGCCGTTCAATCGGCCGATCACTTTTCAGCTCTATCCCAATGCCAAAGCGAGTTAACTATTCCTTCCCTTCGGGCGAAGGCCTGGTCAACCAACTTACGTCGCTCATAGAAATCTTCTCTCTCATGCGCTCTAAGCGCTAACCGATAGGAGTAGCCCTATGGCTGCCATTGCGAACTTCATCGTTGCTGATGCAACGCCTACCAACACCACGCTCTACCCCTTGCGGGCGGGCTTGGAATCCTCGATCTGGCTTGGGCGTAGCGCGGCTACGGTCGATGGGAACAAGAAGTTAGAGACCAAGTTGTCTCTTGCTACTCCCCGTCGACCCACTGACCGCGTGACTGTCCTCTACGCTTCACCGCGTGAGGTGCTCGTCGACGCCAATACCCTGGTCCAGGACATCGGACGGTTTGCGGGGGAGTTTGTGCTCCCTCTGACGTGGACTGACGTTCAGCGAAATCATTTCGCATTCGAAGTCGCCTCCGTCATTACCGCAGCCGTGATCAAGAACATCGTCAAGAATCGGGATGTGCCGTACGGCGGGTAGTCATCGTGACTGCTCGTCTCAGGCGACATCTCTCCTCTTTGACAAGGCGGATACTATTGAAGATCCGCTTTCCGTTCTTAGATCTATTCCTTCAATGTTATGAGGAACAATCCGATGAAAACCCAAGCGCCCCCCGTCCTCTCTCCAGAGGACGCGGTCTCTCGAAACCGGAGCTTCGAGATTGAGTTCACCAACCGTCTCTGTGATGTCCTTGGCACTCCACGTGCCAGCCTAGTAAAAGATCTCCTTTCCAAAGGAGATCACCTAGGTATCACCAATCTGACCGTGGATCCCGGCGAGTACGACAATCCCCAGCATTTCGCTGGTGACTATTTAGTCTCCCGGATCCTCGCGAAGTCCATGGTGTTGGACACAAACATCGACACAGAGGCTGTTGCACGGGGCAAGTTCTTTGCTGCCGAAGACCACAACGCATTGACAAATGCGCGTTTGTTCACGGAAGTTGCACCCTCCTGGGTGTATACCGTGAGTGAACAGCTGCTTTCAATCCTGGGTCCGCTCGACGAGAAGGCCTTAAATGGCATCGCTCGTTTGGGTGACTTTGGATCCGGCAGTGCTGTGGGTGTGGACCCGAACTATGAGATGGTAAAGAGCGCTAAATACGACTCAATACCGGTGATGACGAAAGAGCTAGTGCCACTCTGGCATGGGCTCGCCGGTCCGCTTGTCACGGACTACTGGACAGGGAACGAACGCGCTCCGCGCGTTGTCCAGGGTAATCATCACTTCACCGTTCCAAAGGACGCAACTACTGCTCGAAATGCGGCGAAAGAACCGCTATGGAACTCTTTCCTCCAAAAGGGGATAGGGAAACATATCGAGCGGAGACTTGTGAACTTTGGGGTTGATCTACACAACCAGGAATGGAATCAAGTACTGGCTTCCTTGGCCAGGGTTCTTGATCTGGTGACCGTCGACCTTAGTCAGGCTTCGGATCTTATGTGTAGAAACGCGGTTTGGCTTCTCCTCTGTGCGAACGGAGCCCCACAAGGGTTGCGTTGGTATCACCTCCTCGATGTTGCACGCTCAAAAAGCATGCGCATTGTTGGGGAAGATGGGAAGTCGATTTGGCGACGCCTCGAGATGTTCTCTTCAATGGGGAATGGTTTTACATTCCCGTTGGAAAGTGCTATCTTCTTGGCCGTCATCAGATCCGTGATATGGAGTAAGGAGGACCGTGATCATATTGCCGTTTACGGCGATGACATGATCTACCCTGCTTGCTATCACAAAGAAATCGCAACCCGCCTTGAGTACCTTGGATTCAAGGTGAACGACTCGAAAACTTGCTTGGCAGGCAAGTTTTTCGAGAGCTGCGGTACAGACTGGTTTTTAGAGCAGTCCGTACGTCCTTTCTTTCTCAGGCAGGAACCTCGTGATCTACAGGTTATCCCGTATTCGCTTCACGTAGCCAATAGCCTTCGGGCCTGGCTAACGCGCGTTTACGGTTACTGTCCATCCGAGTTTCTCCCATTATGGCGCTGGTGTAAGGGTCAAGTTCCGCACATGTGGAACCGTCCGATACCAGCCAGTCTTGGGATGTCCGGCCTCTGGTCCACCAAGGAAGAGTGGATCCAGTCGAGTGCCCCCCCGAAAGGGGGCGAGGAAGGACGGATCGTAACACACGTGACTTTAAACCCTGAAACCGCCGACAGACGGTCATGGGGCGTACAGGTCGCGTGGCTGCGAGCCGCAGGGGAAGGCACTGCTGATACGGATCTTTCAGCAGATGGACGCAATAGACTATTGCGCGAAAAAGACGGTCTTGGGCCTTGGCTGCGAAGCCTTGCCCTCGAGTATGGCCGTCGTCCTCTCCCGCCTGGTGCCACTCTCGGCCGTGAGGCCTTGCGTGACCAGTTTGGGAAGCCTTCCACAAGTAAAACACTCGTCGTCGGAGACGATGAGTTGATTGGCCCCTGGCTTCCGTAGCCAGGCCTTTTCCCGGATTTCCGGGTGGTGGCTTCAACATCCCCTTTAAAAGA